AGTCCCGCTCCGGGTACCATGGGAAAGATAAGAATAAAATCAAAGCAATAAGCAGTGTCGTGAAACCACCTTCGGGTGGTTTTTTTGTATTTTATTTTTCATTTCCGAAGATGCGTCCGAAGATGATTTTTCTCTGGACGCATCATCATTCATTTTCTCTGGCCACCAACTACGGGCACTACTTTAACTTTTCGGTCATAGGCAGCTGTCTGTCGTGGGTTCTTATGCCCGGAAATTGCTTGCTTCTCTTCCAGGCTGCCTTCCAGATCAGAGATACCTTTTGCTTTCAGATCATGAAATGTGAAGTCTATTTGCAGATGAGGATATTTTTCCTGTGCTGCCGCTTTGACATCACGCCAACGAGAGTTAAAACCATCACGGGTATACTTGCCACCGGTAGTTTGATGAATCACAAACAGGCTACTGATTCCCGTTTTTAATGGCAGAGAACGAGCCAGAGCTATCGCTTTCTGCAGACGAGGCGACCAGGCTTTGATTTGCTTAACGCCGGTTTTTCCCTGACGAATGTAGATCCCGGAATCGAACAGCTGGTCTTTCTGCAATGAAAGTACATCACTCTGTCTGGCCACGCATAAGTAGGCAATCTCCATTGCTACGCGAACAACATCAGGAGACACTTCATAAACGGCCTGATATTCTTCATCCGTAATATAGCGTTCGCGAGCTTTCTCTTTAAACTGTTTAACTCCCTGACAAGGATTCCTCTGAACATAACCTCGTTCATAACCCCAACGGAATACCCGGGACATAAAGCTTTTTTCCCTGTTTGCCTGAGTTCGGCTTGATAAACCGCGTTGATCCATATAGCGCCGAATATGTTCAGGTTTGATTTTATCCGGGTCGATCTTCCCGAAGACAGGTAGAACTTTTCCGGAATATTTTGTGTAGTCTTTCCTGGTTTCGACTGCCAAATCCATAAAATCAGGGGAGGTCATGAATTGTTCCGTGAGCGCCTGAAAAGTATTTCTTTCTTTTTCGTCACCGACCGCTTTTTCATATGCCAGCCATACGGCTGATCGTGGCGCATCCAATGCGCACAGGCGTATCGCTTTGTTATCTTTATTCCTGAATTCGTAGGCCGCTTTGCCCTGGTAAACACGAGGCGGCATCCAGTTATCTGCTGGGTTCTTTCTCTTTCCGGCCATTAAATATTGCTCCAAAATCAGGTTCATCATCTTTTCGCGTCGTCACCTCCTGTAAATTGCGAAATTTTATTGGGTTCATGAAATGGCCCCAGGTTGTTTTTGGGTGTCCGTCAGCCCTTTCCATGAAGAAAATTCCAGCCCGGCGAAGAGCCTCACATTGCTTTGATTTAAGTGGGCTTCCCGTCAGCTCGACCATTTCTTCTCTGGTGATTATGTCGTGATCGCTTTTCATGGTCTTTCCTCATTATGTAGCTTATTGCGTCATCTGCCACATGGCAGGCACGGGCAATATCAGACTCGGTCAAAGTCTGTTTCCTGACGCTGGCCGAGAGTCGGCCAATTTTGATATCAAATGCGGAGAGCAGAGTTGCTCCCGGTTGCCATCGCAGCATTGTGATCCTCCGGTTACTGGTGAATCGCAATGCTAGCGATGGTGAGTTTTTATTTCTGATTAGGCGTAATCAGTTCTGGTGGGGGGAATGCCGATTTCTCCCGCGTGACCTTAATGTTTTCTGGCAGGTGTAGCCCAAGTTCGCAGCGGCTCCGTGCTTCAATAATGCCATTGGTACCATCGGCAAGTACCAGGTGAACCGCGTCACCACGCTTTAATGTGAGTTTAAGCATTAGCGTACCCTCAGCGAACGTTCGCCGCGTTCCAGATGTGCGCCTGGTACCGGGTTAAGTAATTCGGCAGGTGGTGTTTCTCCACGCGCCATTATTTCTGCGGCAACCGCCTCCGCAGATTCAATCACTTCTTTAATGGCTCGCTTGTTTGGTGTAATAACCGTTTCTACTTCAACAAGTGACACGCCTTCATACTCGTCCGGGATCTTATCTTTGCTATCGATAATTACCCGGATAGCCCCCTGTGCATCAGTAAATGTGTTTTTAGCAGTTTTCAATTTATCCAGGCCAGCAGCTTGCAGGCAGGCGAGCATATGCTTCCGAATTGCTTTTTCCTTGCCTTCAAAGGACGTCTTACGGGTAGCCAGGCGAGACATTTCTTCAGCGCAGGTACTGGCATTGCCCTGTAAATTGCGGCAGATGACCATCATGGCGTCCAGTTTGTCTCCCAGTTCTCCTTCCATACCTTCAAGCGTGTCGGCGATCATCTCTGGCGTCAGTTCGTCGGAGGTTTCCAGCAGGTCAATCAGGCTGGCATATTCTTTTGCAATAGCGATAGCGGTGCTCATGCGGTTTGCTCCTGTGCAGCGGTGAGGGTGGCGAGGCGTTCAGTTTTGATGTCGGTGATACGGCGCAGGCGCGATCCCAGATACGATGAATATTCTTTATCGCCTTTGGCTTCTGCTGCTTTTCGGTGTACATCCACTTCGCGGGCGATGAGGCCAAATACCTTGTTTACTTCGTTGGTGGTTACCGCGGCGGCCAGCGTATTGGCAACGTTGATCAGCTTCTCATCCAGTTCCTTACGAAGACGGGTAGCATCTTCCGCATTCTCGCTGGCATTCTTGATATCAAACTCAGCTTTATTCCTCTGGCGGTATTCCGGATTGTCGTACAGGCCCATGAAAATATCGGCGCTGAATCCGAGAGGGGATAGCGCTTTCTTAACAGCATCCGTCCAGGATTTCTTCGGCGCTTCGCCGTCGCTTGTTGGTCCATGTTTAGTATCGTAGATGTACGGAGTGCAACCGTAAGCCGCAGACTCGCCGCGCACCCCATTCAATATGTACCAGACTCTCACTTTCATGGTGTGGTGCATTTCACATAGGTACCCGCCAACACCGTCGTGAATCAGATCCCATTCTATTTTTTCACCAACCTGTTTTTTGCGAACTATCGGTGCGCCTTTATCAAAGCGCTCCTCCAGCACCTCTACACCCCAGCCAATACCAAACGGCCCAAATTCGCGAGTCGCTTTCATCGCTATATAAGTGCCGTTGATGGATGTGCCGCCGCCATTCTGAGAGAAAGCACTGGTGAAGCGCTCATCGGTTTTGAATATGTTCTTCCACAATGCCAGATTATCCGTGTCGTCGGAGTCCTTTAACTCCGTTTCGATAGCTGAGATTGCATTCTGCCGCTTGTACTCTTCGGTATGGATCCGCTCAACCAGCGCGTCAACGTTCTGCACCAGATCCTTTACCTGCTCGCTAAGTTGTTCTTGTGGAGGAGTCTCTTCTGCCGGGGTAATAGCTGCAGGTTCCCTCTGTGATACGGCGTTATTTTCAGGTACGTCATACACATGGCGAGGCGTGACAAACTGCTCACGCAACTGCTGCAAACTACGTTCTCCAGCATTTGCTGCTTCGCTTTTTTCGCCCTGATTTGAGGGTGTTTCTGACATCATCCCATCAATTGAGAATCGTCCGCCGCCGTGGTTGGTGACTTTTACATCATCCTTTGGTGCTGCTTCCTTTGGCTTCTCTTCAACAGCATTTGCATCACGCTGCCCGTTAGCTTGCAGCCAGTTGTCGATGTGACTGCGCAGGGATTGTGGGAAGTGGTACGTGTCTTTTGCGGGGGCGCTCTGAATAACACCGAATACTGATGCGCGGTCATAGGCAAGGATCTGATCCGTTGTGCGCAAGGCCATTGACCAGCGTTTAAAATCTTCCCTGTCCTGACTGATTATTTCGTCTGCCGCTTTCAGGATGCTGGGGGTGATTTTTTCCGGGGCAACAGGTAACAGGGCGCAGGCAATTTCACGATCCAGTGTGGCGTGAGTCTGTTGGTAAGGACGTGCGGATGCTGTTTGTGGTTTTACCTCCGGCAGCATTTCATCGCGTTTACCGGGATTCTCTACCCATTTTTTTATAAATTTGGAGATAGTCCAACTGGTCGGGTTTTGTTCCTGGGTATCGCAACTTGCCAAAATTGCATGTACCAGATTATTCAATCCAGCAATATGCATGTACTCAATGGGCTTACACGCTACCATGGCATCGAGGACGATGCGGTTAAACGCGTCAACCTCATCCTCACTGTTAGTATCACTGTTGTCGAGCATCTCCAAGTATTCACGCGTCTGCGCAAGCAATTCACTGTCGACTTCGTTGGCGTCGTGGCTGAACAGCAGGACGGCGGCGAAGCGTTCACGAGCAGGCAGTTTCATCAGGTCGTTAACCTGTGCGATATCTGCTGAACCGCTATCTGAATCAGCGGGGGTGTTAACTACCCATTTTTCGCCATCAAAACTGTGTTCTGTGGCAAACGTCTCATCAAACTCACCGACGCCAGGGCGCGGTTGGCCCGGGGCATCTTCCCAGATTTTAGGTTTGAAATAGTTGTCGCCGTGGTCAGGGTAGGCTTCCCACAATTTGCCGATGATGATGTTCTCGGCAACTTTTTTGTTAGGGGCGTCGATGGCGATGGCCAGCGCCGGGATCGCACCGTTTTTGAGCGCGCCTTTTTTCGCTTCTAACAAGCCGTTAAAAATGGTCATTGGTCTTTCCTCATTACAGGTCAGTGGTCTTTAGTAGGGGATTTCATCGGTATCTGGCGTGTATTCGATGCAAAGTAACTGCTGGATTTCGTCATCGATAGCAGCAATACGCTGTTGGGCGTCGGCGGCTGTTTTCTGTTTTTGCTCATGCAGCTGCTCGACCTGTAAACCGATGATGTCGATTGGCTGGGGCTGGTTGACGGTAATTTCAATTTCGCGGCTTTCCAGAAGGATGTACCTGTCTGGAAAATTTTTTGACATATCAACCGTCGCAACAAGCAGCTTTTCGTGGCTGAAAGTTGAAGTTGCATAATGAATAAAGAGTGTTACTGGGATGGTGCGCGCTTCCATAGCGACTCCTTGGTAATGTATACTCAGAGCCGATCAGCGAATATTGATCAGCTTCCATAGCGTCAGTGTCGTTGGTCTTTCCTCATCACAAGTTTGGTCACTTGTGATAAATCCGAATGGTTTGGTCGCCGTTCGGGGTAACTGGCCCGCCTTGTGCGGGTCTTTTGCTATCTAAAGGGTGCCGGTTACGTTTCCGGCGTCGTTATGTTTCCATTACGACCGTACAGGGCTGGTCAGGCCCGGGCTGGTCTTTCCTGTTTTGAGCTGGTCAGGCTCATGGTCAACGCTGGTCAGGCGTGGTACTTCCTCCGGTCTTTCCCTGGTGTCACGCTGCGGGTTTGGCCTCTCCTGTTGGGGACTCAGGCACAGCGATAAAACCTGGCTGTGTGAAAAAATGGCCCATCGTGCGGACTGGGCAAAGACTAAACACAGCAAATTGATGATGGGCGCCCGGAATCGAACCGGGTAACGGGCAGGGAGTTCCCGTTAAACACCTGTTCACCACAACCGGGAGCGCACTCCGCCATTTCAAAATTTAACGACAAAGCTCAAAGTTGAGTCGATGAAGTGCGCTCTCGTGTTGTAGCCAGGACTCTTCCCTGGTGGTCACACCGTATCGCCTTGATGGTGAATCAATCGCTCATACCTGGCTGTGGCTTGCACATTCCGGCTACCTGCTATGGAGACAACGCGTTAAGGCTCCGCTTCCATCCAGACCGCTTCGACACATGTGCCATATGCCGGTGAAGTCTTTCCCTCTGTCACCGTGTTGGCGCCGACGCGCAAAATTTGGTGCCGTCTTTCCGGCTGTCAGAACGTGTTTCTGAACAACTGCCGCTGGGTAAGCGTTGTTGATGGAATGAATATAACTAAAGGTAATTTTATGTGCAAGATGTTTTATAACAAAAGTTAGTATTTGGGGTAAAAATAAAGGCAATGCATTGAAAACATTGCCTTTATTTTATTTTTTGGTGGGGGTTAGTTTCTTTCTGGTAACCAGTAACTCTTCAAATAAACGATTAAAGTTTTCAACTTTATCTTCTAATTCAATTAGTTGCTTTTCTTTTTCTGACTCGGGTAATGAATCAAATAACTCTAACAATCTTTTTTGACGTGAATCCAGCTCTGTTGGTAATTCGTCTACCGGAGTTGGCGCCTGGTCTTCGTCACCAAAAAGCAGCCATGTGGCAGAACACTTGAGTGCATTGGCCAAAGCCAACAAGTTCTGGCCCTTTGGTTCATTTTGTCCGCTTTCCCATTTAAAAACGCTCACACTCGATCTTCCAACCATATCAGCAAGCTGTTGTTGGGTTAGACCAAGCTGTTTGCGTCTTTGAGATAAACGGTCGCTAAGCATCAAATTTTTCATCCTCATAATATAAGTTAACTTGACATAACTTTCGTTAGTATTTATGTTGCTAACAAAAGTTACGCGGAGGAATTATGAAAACAGAGACGGTTATTAGTTTTTTTGGTTCAAAGACAGCCACAGCCAAGGTGCTGGGTATATCACAAGTGGCGGTTACTCGTTGGGGGGCAACAGTTCCTGAAAAGCGAGCAGCTCGACTCGACCATATCACTAATGGAGCACTGAAATATGACCCGACTTTTTACGATGTTCCAAAACATGAAAAAGCTTAGCAAAAGGCGGCTTATTACATCTGATTAAGCGTAATCAATTTTTAGCGACAGGAGACGCTATGGAAAACCAAGAGGAATTACAAAAAGAGATTTTGACCTGGGCGGCAAGGGCAGGGCAGGAACTCGTCACGATTGAAATCTGCCGGGCCTGGTTCAGTCAGGGACGCAATGATGAGTTGAGACTACATGAATTTGAGGACACGGACGGCAACGTGGACTGGAGAGCCATCAACAACAACCGGCAGAAAATCTTTCGCTGGTTACGTGGCGAGACAACGGCGGCGCGCCGAAAAACTCAGGTGCTGGCCAGTGTGATGAAAGCAGTGCTACCCGCAGAACGGCGGGCGCGTCTGGAGTCGCCGGGCGATCCCGTTTTGCTGGCAACGCT